CATTGGTGGTACTTTAAAGGTCCATCATCGCAGAGGCCGCCTGATTATGTCGCTTTGTAAGCACAACGTACACGGGACATGTTTCTCTTGTATCTTTGAAAGACGACCAGACCTAGAAGCGCCTGGTTACCACGAAACCATTCAGCAAATCAAGGAGGATTCGACCAATGAGCCAACAGAAGATGACCAACGCTTGTAGACTTCTTGCTAGTCACATCCAACAATTGCCACTTGACGAGACTCTTTACCCAGAGCTAAAGTTTCTGCGTGCAGAGATGGCTACAATGCTTCTTGAGAAGGGTAATCAAGAAGAGCTTCAGAACGACTTCCGACTCCACCTAGAGGAAGAAGGAATTCAGAATCCTTGGCTACGAGAGCTCACCAACCGCTACTTCAAATAAGGAGAAAACTAATGGCAAGATCCAACCGCACACTGACACAATTCGCTGTAGACCAACTCCGAAAGGCAATGGTCTACGGTCCAGAAGGCATAGAGAAAGCTGTCATGGGCAACACTGAGGTGGAGGCTGACGCTTGTAAGCATTGCGATCGTCCAGCACACCTCAATATCCGCCTTTACGGCAAGGGTATTATGACTGTCTTGTTCAGCCCTGTAAATCGTAGAGTTGTCGCTGGCGTACTGATTCGCACTGGTGACTTCTATGATAGCAAGGGCCGACCCTCTCGCACTACCAGAGAACGGTTAAACGGCCTCCTTGACGCCCTAGGCACCGCCAATTTCATCCCTGAAGGCATTCGTGTCTTTATTAGGGAATGTGACAACTCTTGCGTCATTGGCAAGGGGGATGCTTCCAAGACGTTTGACGCTGGCTCTCCGATTGTCCTGATCCTGTCTCATCCCACGGACTTGGTGTTCTCGTGAGCTGTGCCCGTTGCAAGAGCAATAACCGTGTCGTCTCTAGCAGGCACACGGTGAAGGGCCTCAGGCGCAGAAGGGAGTGCGTAACATGCGGTCACAGGTGGAGTACCCTAGAAGTACCAATTGATGAGCCCACTTGTTCAGATCTCTCAGGAAACTCTAATTTGCATGCAAAACAGCGGTAGAATAGAGTAACGTTGACCTGGCAGTTCGTCAGGTGCAGTACGATCAGCGCCACGCAACGGGGGCTCTGGCACTGTGGAGGACTCTCATGTCACCTCTCTTCCTGATCAGGCAGGCCACTATTCGCAAGCAGCGCCTTAACTCGGCGCAGTTTCTAATGGCAAAAGCCTACCGAGGCGTTCCATGCGCCATCGGAACAAAGGACTTTAGTCCTATCAAGCTACAAACGACCAAAAAGTACCGAGGAATCGAGTACACCAGCTGAAGCAACAAACAACGATGGCTCTTAAGCCAACTGCGGTGGGCCTTCGTGCCTGCCGCTTTTTATATCTTAGTCCCGTACTCCTAACAATTGAGAAATTAGGAGTTGCGGTGAGGCATAATGATATCAGTCGACCCGAAACTATGACTGAGTGCTTCCTTTCTTTCGTCTGCTTCTATGGTGGCATCGTTTTCATTGCGGCAGTCTTGAAGTTCTCTGGTAATCCTTGAGTTTTGAGCATAAATACCTACGCCCTGGGGTTGACCTGGGGTCTTTTAAATGCAATACTATATTCAACAACCAAAGGAGACATCCATGAACGAACTCAACTACCTGATCACCTACATCAACGCAAAAGGGACTGAAGAGAAGAAGCTTGTCACACCAGAAGCGCTCTCACCCGAAGGCGAGCCCGTGTTCAGCGTTGAAGGTATCTCGATCTTTAACATTCGGACCATTCAGCCTTATCTATGATACAATTAACCCATAACAAAGGAGGAATCCATGACTCAAACAACACCCCTCGGCTTCACTCACGCAGAACTGTTCGAGATTGCCTTAACTATCGAGCTAGTCGAGGACGGAGATGAGTTAGACCTCGAGGAGCTTCAAGAATTGTTAAGCGCCTATGCAGGCGACGAACTTTAAGCTACAATCAACCCATACCAAAGGAGAAATCCATGACCAACTGCTCAATCACAATCGAAGCCTACAATAACGGTCGCATCACCACTGGACTGTTCGCCCTTGAGTCTCACTGGTCTTGTGACGAAGGCTTCTCTATCAGCCCAGGACCACGCCACTTCGACTTAGTGACCTGCACTCTTGACAATCTGGACTTCGGTCGGTATGATGCAGAGGGAGACAGCTACATCGCCAGTCTCCTTAATTGCGTCCCTGGCGACATCATCTCAACAACTCTGGAGGACTGATCATGACAGACAACGCTATCGCTACAACTCCTTGGCTGGTGTGGCTAGGGAAAGAGGAGCTAAGACTGGTCAAGGAATTTGGTTGGGACCATCCAACAGTACTGCTCGCCCAGCAACGTTTCCGCGACGGCTTCTTGGCCATCAAGGCCGCTCGTAGGGCCTACGAATCACCTTCAGCAGGAGAAGAATCATGACTGACAACGAAAAGAAAGCTAATTTCAGCCGCTTGTTCCCACCAGCAGTCGAGAAGCTCCTGGACCGCTTGCGGGTCGTCAGACAAAAGAGCGTCAAGGGCAATTACGCTTGGGACCAGGCCCTGGTACATGACTCTTGGGTCCAGATCGCCAAGATCTTTGCTCAGACAGCCGACTCCTTTGGAGTTAAGTTTGAGGTTCTTGTCGATGGCGTTGAGGTCGACTATGCTGAATCCAAGTCAAAGGTAAACTCCAAATGAATTTTGACTTGACAATCGAGGACTTTACCATTATCCTGAACTCACTTCACTACTATAAGAAAGTAGAGAAGCGAGGCAACTTCCAAGCCTACGACGATTTGCGGATTAACCAACTCCGTGATAAGCTAAGCAAACAACTAACGGAGCAAAATCCATGACCCTTTACGATTTTCTTTTCTTCGGCGCACAATGCTTCTCTACCCTTTTTGTCCTAGGCGTCGCCTCGGTCATCCTGGAGCCTTCCGACGATGACGACGATGATCGGGATGGCGGCATCCTTCAACCTTGCTATGTAACAAACCAATGAACCGATCCCAGAGGCTTTATGAAAGAGCAAACAAAATCCTTAAGTGGACCATCAGAGCCGAAGAAGCTCTCACCAGGAAGGAGGCCCGAAAAGCATTGAGAAAAGTTGCTAAACACAGCTTAAAGCTTGCTAAATGCCAAGGCAGGGCCTATGTTACAAGCAACCAAGAGGAGGAATCATGATCGACCTTCACTTTGTCGCTGCCTACGCCATGCCCGTGACCGTAGGCTTAATGTTCACCGGCGTTATCGTCGGACTACAGGTTTTATCTAATGAAAGCTAATCGAGTACTACCAGCAACAATCGGCATCCTTCTTGGTCTATTCGCTATATCAGCGTGGGGCATTGCCGCAAGAGATGCTCATGAGCGCTCTGGTAATGGCCTCTGCGAAGAGGTAGACTACGAGCTTAATGAATCTGTACGAGCAGGTTTGCTTGAGCCAGAAGAGGCCCTAGAGGTCTCACAACGCTGTTACGAACGCTTTGGAGCAAACTCTTATGACAACTAGTCACGAATGGTTTAGACGTACAACAGGCCGCTGGACTAGTGCCAGGCGTTACCTCTACAACCTAGAGACCAAGAAGCCTACAAACCTGACAACAGAGTTCACCATCAGGGCCTGCCTTCAGGGGGATTGGGACTTCTCAGTCGAATGGACTGGGCAAACTGAAGGCACTATGAACCTAAAGTTGATCGGCAACGAGTTGCACCGAGACATCGGCTACTTCACCACTGACCCCACTGTCAGTACGATCTCAGTCATCGACACCGATGCTATAGTGCTCAGCACATCGTATTCGGGCATGAACTTTCGTGAAGAGATTCGTCTCCTGAACGATGACAAGTTGCGCTTAAGGCAAACAGTAGGCTATGATGACAAGACCAACGAGGTTCGTATCGTTGGCCAGTACTTCGAGGAGCGTGTCCTATGAGTTATCAGGTCACCTACTACTGCAAGACTGGAGAGAAGAAGTACTTCTCTGTCCCTTTCGCCAACAACGTGACAGAGGCCATCGCTGAAACTATGGCCAACATCACTCATCTTCAGCTTCACCCTCATCGCATCATCAGTGTTATTTATGGAGGAACCCAATGAAAGACGTCATCGTATTACTCGAGCAGACCTCAGAGACAGAAGTTTCTGACCTAGCCAGGGACCTGCCTTCTGACTTGCACCTTGTCGAATACGTTAAGGATGGCGAAGCCCAGGTCGATGGAGTCCGAGCTTACAAGAAGTCAGACATCTTTGATTTCTACTACGATTACCTACTGGAGACCAGTCAATCGTTTCAGATCACAGCGATCAGAAGCGGCTTCGGTTGCATTAAGCCACGTTTATTCAACGCACAACAGGAAAAGTCATGATCAGTATTGATTCAGGCGGCGGCTACATCTCTATCGGAGACTTCAGTATCACTTGGGGCAACTCAGAGGATCCTTTCTTTGCTGATGAACGCCTCGAGGGCTATTTCGCTATTAACATAGGGGAAACCTCTCTCGAGCTAGGAGCCATCGATCACGAGCGGCCAGGTGTCTACATCACTCGATACAAAGATGGTGACGTCTTATCGATAACACCTGTGCTACAATTCTGACCAACCCACCTTTACGAGGAATCACCATGAACAACACCATCCTTCGCGCTACAGTTGCACTGACTCTTATCCCTGCTTCCTTGGTCGCCTTAGCGGCTTCTGCACAGGCTCGAGAAGGTCACATCAACGGATACACAGTCAGTATTGTGGAATCAGGCTCTTATGCCGCTCCTGACTTCATCACAGTCTATGGACCAGCAGGGCCCGAGCAAATCACTGTTACCTGTGCTCCTTACAGTTGGAACAGCTACGGATCTAACACGGAAGCATTCGTAGACAATATCGCTCGCTCTTGGTGCTTCTGATTGATATGCTACAATTCATTCAACACCACACAGGAGGACCATCCATGTTAAAAGCACTTCTACTCGTCGCCGCACTTGCTACGCCCTTAGCGGCACAAGCCAACATTGTTGACTGCCCTGACAACGGAAGGCCATACAGCACAGTACACGGCTATTACGTTGACGTTCCAGGCACAAGCCAGTATGTGGCACCAAGTGACCGACCAAGTAACCGACCAAATCGCTACAGTGGACGACGATCTTCTTCCAGGACCTCGTCATCATCTTACTCATCCCGCAGTTCTTTCAGCAGACCTTCTCGTTCCACTTTTTCTCGGCCAACGAGAGGAGGCTTTAGCTTCCGATAGTATGCTACAATTCATTCAACAACAAAGGAGATCACTCACATGGTAAGAATCAGTCCCATCATCGCCGCAGCCCTTACGGGCTTTGCCGCTCTCGGCTTCGCCTCAGCGTCTATTGCCACACCAAAGGTCACTGAGATCAATGGGGGTTTATCAGAGGCCCATAGTTTGCTTATTGATGCGATTAAGGGCAATGGAGTCGACTTTTATGTCAACCATTCTTATTGCGGCAAGGACGAGGGTCTGATGGGCTTCTATGCTGGTAAGAACCGAGCTTTAGTAGTGTGTCAGGATAACGGGGTTCCTGGTGGCCCTGTTGTTAAATGGACTGCTAATGATCTAGATACGTTGCGGCATGAAGCACAGCATATGATCCAGGATTGCATCGTTGGTACGAATCATGATCATGAATTGGCACCTGTATATAAGTCACCTGCTGGCTTGGCTCAGAGTGTAATTGGTGCCGAAGCCATTGCACGAATCACTGAGATTTACCGTGAGAAGGGTGCCAGTGATCTGGTGTTATTGTTGGAGTATGAAGCTTTCGCAGTAGCGGCAATGAACGTCCCAGTAGAACAAGCCCAGGATGTTGCCAAGTATTGTGGAGCGAACTGATGAGTAGCCCTAAGACCACGACGATCAAGGTTAGCTTAGAGGACGTGGAGATGCTTACCTATGCCTTGTACGTCTTCGACAGGAGTCAACTTGACGATAGACAACGAGGGAACATGAATAAGCTTGAGGATCGACTAGCTAGAGCAGAGGACAGATTATTATAAGGATGAGCGGGTAACCCCCGCTTTTTTCTTTGCCAAATTTAAATTTTTAATTCACCAGGGTTTTTTCTCAGTAAAACAGTCCTCCACGGAACGTTACCCAACAGTCCGTCAAGGAACGTTTCACAGTCCTCCACGGAACGTCAAACAGTCCTTCGTGGAACGTCAAACAGTCCTCCAAGGAACGTTACACTGTATATATAAAGACTTTAATACATTAATACATCATACTGTTAAGGGAAGGACAGAGCAACCTCTTCTCAATAAGCAGGTCTTACTCTGCTCAGTTAGCAGACAGCCGATAAACGTACAGCAGGATACATAAAAGGACGTATGTGTCAAGGATCGATTCTGAGACGTCGGAGGAAGGGTTACCTCACCATATACAGTAAAATGGAAAAGAGGGGATTACAGCGTCTCCTGGTGGCCTCTTAGTGGTGATGGGGTTGTGGAGTGTGGTGGTGGGAAAAGTACGGGCTTCGCCCCCTCGATTTGTCAAGAACTTGTAATGTCCCGTAATGTTACAGCTGGTTACAGTCCGGCGGCCGCTTGGGGAATTCCCTAAAAATGCAGGTATGATAGTGAACAGAGTTCACTCTGTGGCCTCTTTTCTGCGATAATGATAATCATTCTCACTAGTACAAACGTACTACTCAAAAATGGAAATGATAATCATTCTCACTAGTACACCTGTACTACTGTAGGTAGAAATACCTAGTACAAATGTACTATTCAGGAGTCACAAAAAAACCCCAAAAGGGGCTTTCTTTATTAAGGTTTGTTACGCTTGGCTTGGTGTCGGTTGGCCTTGGTTCTGATCGCTGTTGGCCCGCGATAAGCATGACGGCTCGGTTCGGGTTGTGGTACGAATTCGGATTGCCGCGGCCTGAGAGAAGGATGTTGATAGGGGGCTGGTCTGGATAAGGATGGATGTCTTGCGGTCATGCCGATGAAGATCAGACCGGCGAATGCAAATTCTAACATTTTCTAAAGATTCAGGCGTCGGTCAGGCAGTCAATCGCGAGTGAGTATATTTGCTCATTGTCGAGCTCGCTGATGCCGTCGATACCTGCTAGGTCTAATTGCTCACGGATCTCAAGATAGGTCAGTTCGTCGAGGAGGCGGATGGCTTGTGATGTGGTCATTGGATTGGCTCCTTTGGTTGTTTGAATTGTAGCACGGATCTGGTCAGATGCCGAAGGAATAACGATCTCCGGTCTCGAGTTCCTTGATTCCTTGGCTGGTGCGTCTCGCAAGGCAAGGCTGGTGATTCTTGGTAAAGACCCTAGGGCCAGCTCCCACGAACTGACGGAGGAGAGCATTCTGGCGGCTGAAGGTGGTACGGCTGAAGTGCTGACCAGTCAACCAGCAAAGCTCGAGGACGGTTCCTTCGCCCATCGGGTAGACCTTAGCGATCTCGTGGCCGTGGAGATAAACGGTTGCGTTGATGCCGTCAGAGATGACCTGAGTGTTGGCGCTTTTGAAGTTGCGACGATTCGCAATGGCTGAGATGGTTTGAACTTCGATCTTTCTCATGGCTGGTTGCCTTTGGGTGTTGAATGAATTGTAGCGGATCTGGAGCTGGTTGCCTATGAGTAATTGTACTCAGCGGAGAGAAGCCAGGTAAGCGTCCCTACGGGCTGCAAGTTGAGCAAGGCTAGGGATGGAGGAGGCTTGATCTGCGGCTTGCTGGAGACCAGCGTAGAAGGCTTGAAGCTGACGGGCGGAAGGGCGGGCGTTTGACATTTGGATTGGCTCCTTTGTGGTGTTGAGTGAATTGTAGACGGTTTGGGGTTGGTTATCAACCCCGTTAATGAAACTTAATACTCGGACTGGTGTGGCTGGTGGTTGATGGCGATGTGAATCTGGCGAAGCTGTTGAGCCTTGTTGTTCTGACCAGCCAGGGCGCGAGCATGGGGAACACAACGCTCGATACAGTTGCTAGCCCGTAGCATTGTGACGGCGAAGTCTTGGCGTGATTCGTAAGCTGTCATGGGATGGGGTCCTTTGTTTGACTCCCTTATAATAAGGGATAATTGGGTGAGAAACCGGGCCTGTTGTATTTCTTAACATTTGCCCGGTTGGTGCGCTGCTGCGAAAGGCCGCGGCCTAGATAAAGACGGCGTCCAATTCGCGGCGGGTAATCAGAACTGATTCTTGGTAGCAGAAAAATTTGAAATCGGCAGCGCATCGGCTGACCAATCCGTGAGCTTCGTTCGTCTGGACCTGCTCGGCTGAAGCGATCCAGGTGATGACAATTGTGGGCTCAGTCACGATCGTACCGTCGGCGGTAGTCCAGCGGCCTAGCTCCTCGGTGATCGTATGACCTAGGGGGAAATACTCAGCGGCGAGATTCAGGGCGTAGGCCCTAGCGTTGACTCCCTCGTTTCCGTTGGTGTCCGTACCGCAGTAGATTTTAAATTCTGTAGACATGGGATCGAGTCCTCTTGGTGTTGTGCTTATGGTAGACGGGATGGTCTGATCTGGCTATGGGTATTTCTACTTATCCGTGACCAGGTACCACAGGATGAGAATGATTATCGATTCAGCCATGATCAGCGAGGAGGAGGAGGACAGCCTTGGCCGCTGCGTGCTGGCCTTCACGGGTCAGCTCTACGGCGTAGGCTTGGAGGTCGCGGACTTGCTTGGTGGTCATGAGTAGAAAGGCTTAGGGGGTGTGGGGTGAGGGTGTCTCTCCCATGCCCATAGTATGGCACCCCTTGCCTCCCTTGCCCATAGGTATTAATACCCATATTTTTTATAAGGGCACAGCGTAGGTAGATCTACCTAGTCGATCGTCATCAGATCGCATGAGTATATGTACCTAGGTAGAAACACCTACCTTCTTCGACAGTATCCGAAGCCGAGCAGTACAAACGTACGTAGGTATATGCACCTAGGTATAATCGCCTAGGTATAAATACCCCCCACCCCGATCCGTGAGGGCAGGGCCTCAGGCAGCCCTCCCTGAAAATTTTTCACCAAAAATGGAACTGCTCGGCATACTAGTTCAGCTTTCGGGTCACAAATGGCTGTTGTATCGAAGTACGGTGTTTGGGATAACGCTACATATCCATGGACGGACCAGACGAGTGCTGGTGTGATGGGTAGTATCGTTAGTGAGATCGACGGATGGATCAGTGCGATCAGTACCAATGCTAGTATTGTAGCTAATGGGCAGTTACCTGTTAAGATAAGGGATCCAAACAGCAGTACGAATGCTGGTGTTACGAATGGTTTCGTGTATGAGTTTCCTGATACGACTATTGGTCAGGGTGCTCTTGGTCCGACATGGCCGACCTTTAAGTTTCAAGGCACAGCGACGGCTACATCTATCCAGGTTGGGGACCAGTATCTTGACACTACTGCTAACAATGGTTATGGGGATTTCAGTAGTGCTACTGGTCATTACTCTTCAGTTGCCTACGCCGGTGATGCTGGTTACAGTGTTCAAGCGATCATTGCTTATGACATTATTGATGGCCAGGAGTTCTTTGCAGTAGGAATGAAGATGGGTACCGGTACTAGTGATGAGATCTCTTTTGGTTTCTTCAAGGATACTTCTGGTCACTGGTGTTTCTGTACGATGGAAGAAGCTTTTTGTTACGATACAGTTTTGAACTACTGGACTGGTGAGTTCGGACCCTATGATACTGATCCGGTTATGGCAATAACCAGCACCTGGGATCCACTTTATGTATGGGCATCTGTCTCAACCGGAGCAGCAACTTTTCCAGGTTACGAGAACAGTCTCCAAGGTTTCTGGTATTCAGCTAATTCGGCCATGTATTCAGGAAGGCATACCTCCTCAAAATTCGGTTCGTATTCTGATGTGGAATCCGGCAAGCAGATCCTAACACTGAGTTACTCCGGTCTTGCTGTTCTTATTAACGTTTAATCATGGCATTTTCCATTATTACGGCCGACCCGACATGGGGGACTCCCGTCACGAACTCACCTATAATTGAGTCAGGATCCCCGCCATCCGTAACGCCAATGTTCGATGGGGCGAATTCCGTCTCTGCAGACCTCGGAGCTGTCGTGAATCTTGGAGCAATAAATACAAGCGGCATCACGAAACCCCTGGCTGGTTGGCTTACTTACGGTGGAGGTGGTCCTATTCCTGCTGTTGTGGGCAACTATATCGATAGCTATTCAAGCCCTGCCCTTAGTTGGGTGGGTTCAACGCCGGCCTCCGCTGCTGGTGATTTACTGGTTGCTATGATTATGTCGAGGGCAGGTGGTGGTGGTCTATCAACCCCTGCAGGCTGGAGTGTTCAAGGGGTCTATTTGGGCAACCTTCTGGTTAGCGGTACAGACGCACAAACAATAACAGTGTATACGAAGACAAGTACTGCTTCAGAACCAGCTACGGTTACTTGGACCCAGCCTACTAGCAGTAGGATTTGCGGGATGATGACTACCGTCAGGGGTGGGACTATCAATACTGTGACTCAGTCTTACGATACAGGGGCAACAGTGACATTAAATAACACGGGCAGTGATTTCTATTTAAACGCATCTACATGGATTTATGCGACGACTGTTGGGACTGTCTATGCTCTCACTGGGCCGGGCATTACTGAGATAAGCGACTCTCCTAATGATCAAGCGCGTATCGGAGGTGGTTACACCTCTCAGGATGGCATCGTGACTATGACTAAGGACTCTGCCGGAGAGACCGACCCTCCAAACATAGGCATGATCAGCATTGGTTTCAATGCAACAGGTGGGGGCGGAGGCTCCTCTAGACCTACCAGTGGATTCCTTTATCCTCGCGGACAAGGTTGACATTAAAAAGGCGGGCTTGATACCCGCTTTTAGAAATTTTCAAATAAAACTGAAACAGGTCTACACTAAGTTCTTCATCCAATCACGCTCCTGGGGTTCCAGTAGGTAAATAAGGCGATTCATGGTGGTTTTTGCCTGTTGCTCTGAGAACTCATGGTATATCTTAGCTAGTAATTGCTTAGCAGCGTCTTTCTGACGGCATCTTACGGCTAACAAAAGTGCCAACGAGGTCTGAAGTACCATTTTACTCTCTACCGGCGGCAAGCTGTCTTTCATACCATTATACCGCTTGGAAAGCTACTACAGACCTGCTATAGTACCAAATGGCCACCCTTAATACCACTGGCGCTTATTCTGAAGGTGATGCTTTCCGTGTAATCAAGGTGCTGGACATCCCTTTTGGTACTTTTACGTTTGATTGTGTGGTTGGCTGTCTCAATGACTTAGAAGTCATGAGTCCAGCAGCTGCAACCGATTTAGTAGCTTTGCTCGATTCGTACGACGTGGCGAATGCCGCGGAGACCGCGAATCTATTGGAGCAAGCTGGGGGCGCCAAGGTTTTGGTTAAGGCTGACGTGCTTTCCTGGCAGGTAGTTAACAATGGAGTGAGTGGTGCTAGCCAGCAGATGGCTAAGATCCGCAATAGCTTGACTCAGACTATGGCCTTCTGTCCTTGTCTCAGTGGCTATCTGGGTGACCAGTACGGTGGTACCTCTCTGATCCGTAGCTGAAACGCTTCGGAAACCTGTTCTTAACTAATTTTAAATTATGCACCCTGAACTAGAAGGCACCCCTGAAGGTGAAATGATCAAGTTTGTCGAAAAGATCGACATGACGCAAGCTTGGTGCAAAGGTTGTAGCGACTGGGCTCCAGTCAACGCTGCTTTCGCTAAGTACTGCAAGGGAGAGATCTCCTCATGCTCTCGCTGCCGCAAGTAATGGCAGCCTAGGGGGACTTAGAGAGCGCTATGACAAGTCCTTTGTTCCCCTACATTAATGGAAGGCTTCTCGTACCCGATCAGGGCACTGTGACCCTTGTGAATGGGCGCTGGTCAGAAGCTCCTGGGGATTCGTACCTTGTTAAGATCTTCATTAAGCGTCAGCAGTACAGCGGCGTGTCTTCAGGGTCAAAGAAACTGCCTTTGGAGAGCCAATTAGACGGAAATATGCTACCTGGCGGCTCTGGTGATCAGTTTTACTACCGTGGCTATTCTCTTCTGTGGACAGAAGTACCAAGCAATTGGAATCTAGAGACTTCTGACGAAACAGGACTCGTTTTTGCTGAAGTTACGACGCAATATACGTGGTTAGCGACTGGAACAGAGTGTCAATTCCGCTTTGGCGATGATCCTATCATGAGCGCAGCTGTAATTCAACGTTCCAGCGGTGTATTTGGCGGCGAGGGCATCGATGAGATCATTTATAAGAACATGGGAGGAGTACAGCTCCAACTCACTGGCGGAGAATTGCAGGATTAATGGCTAATTTCGCTTTTTCTACCAAGCTTGAGATCTTACCACCAAAGATCGACATGAAGGACAATACTCCCAAGATGAGGAGGGCTATGAACTCGGCCATTGTGGAGGGTACTATCAAGTCGTCAGCATACGTCCAGAGAGACCTCAAGATAGCCCTAGACAAGGCGATGGACTCAAGTATATGGAAGTGGCCAGGCACTACTCTTCGCAAGAATGGAGCGACAGCAGGGCCCTCTCGTAACATCGTAGACACTGGCAAGCTGAAAGGTTCGCTCGTCATTGCCGAGAAGCACATGAAGACTAAAACCTCTCTGCAAATTAAGTATAATTCTCCTTACGCGAACATAGTTCATTATGGTGGAGCGGTGCTCCCTTATGGAAACAAGAACGCGAACACGGTCCTCATCCCTGGCAGGCCATGGGTGCAAGATACTCTGAAAGGCGGTAACGGCATTCCGAAATTCAACATGTCTAAGCCTATGAATGATGGTTTTAACGAGGTCTGGACTCGTAAGTTTGGTTGATCGGTACTATACTGCAGCTAACGGAATGTAATGGCCAAGAAGAAAGTCACACTGCCTTTTGTCGTTGCGCCAAGAAGAAAGCCTATTACTGAGCTTTTGGGCACAGAGGAGTCTGGTCAGTTCGAGATCGAGCGGAAGGGCTACCTTACTGTCGCTGAGAAAAGCTTTATCCAGCAAGCGTCTGCTTCTGATGAGACTGTTGGTCGTTTAAATAGACTGGCTGGTCGTATTGCCAAAGAGAAAGGAGTGCAGCAGAAGGAAGTTATTGAGCAGTTGAGTAAAGGCGACTTCTCTTCTGACTTGCTACTGGACTATGCCGCAGAAGTTGACGACATTGTTACCATTATGGCAACTTTCGAGCAACGCCGTAAGATTGTAGCAGCTAGCTGCCTTCTTTACTTCCGTATTTCTCAGGACTGGGCTATCGAGGACACCCTGGCTCTTCACCCAGACCTTGTAGAAGCTCTCTATACTCTCTTCTCCGATGAAGACTCTAAGTCTGTAGAGGCATTTGAGAAGCTCGAGGCAGACGGTCCTACTGGGGGAAAGTAGAGGCCGGGGAGCAAATCATTCCGTTTGAGGCGTTCTACTGGCGTCTTAAGCGGCTCTTTCCTGGCGATCCCGACTTCTCGGTAGATAGATACGGTGACCTTTCGTATGGTTACGTTCTTAATGCTGTCAGTCATGGCGTCAAGATGGAAAGAGAGCGCCTTTATCAGAATGAGTTACCTATAGCACAGCAAACTGCCTTAATAGCTAACCAGCAAAGAGATTCCAAGAAGAAGGTTGAGCCGTATAAGCACTCTGACTTCTCCTTCTTCAAACCTGTAAGCTCTGGGGACAGACCTTCTAGCCATTATGGTTCTGCAGCCTTGGCCATGATCAAAGCAAGAACTTTCCCGTCATGGGCTTTGTTCTGCTTCAAACAGCTTTCAGAAATGGCTGATCCCTCCTATACACCAGGAATTGCTGGCTTCGTAGCGGAAGACGCTATGCTTCTCCATCCCACTAAGACAGAGCTCGGATATACTGGGCTGCTCATAGCAAGAGAGTCAGCTGGAGGCCAGCAGAGAGACTTTGTGGATGACAAAGGGAACGTGATCTCGCTATCTGTTCCCCATGTTGCTACTAAAACGATCGCAGAAGAAGGCGTTACTCTTTACCCTTAGGCCAAGTGCCCATGATCTTATTAGCGTAGGCGTCAACGATCTTGGCGTCTTCTTCGTCGTATGTGCCAAAGTCAGCGAGCCCACGGGAGAGCCACTGGCGAATGCGCCACTCTGATTCGATCGTATAAAAAGGCTGCATTTGGTACCAAGCGACCCATTCCTGGCTCGACTTCTCCTGGTTACACCTCTGACAAGCTGGGATGCAGTTACTTGTTCTGTCCTCTCCACCACTACTCTTAGGGCGGACATGGTCGATAGTAAGATCTGTCAGCGATTCGTCCACGATAGGAGTACTCCCACAGTAGGCGCAGCGGTTATCCCAGCACTCTTTGATAGCTGTACGCCACTGCTGGCGAGCTTCTCGGCGGTTTAGAGCAGACATGTTAAAAAGGTAATCCGAAATTCGCTCGTATACGGGAGCGTGATCCTGCGAGAAGTGCATCAGATTACTGTACTGACAACACCAAGGAGATTGAAATCTCGATTCTTCGGCTGCATGTGCCTCCTGTGGTATGTCTTGACCTTATTCTACCGTAGCGGCATACTAAAACGATCGTCAGAAGCACTATGTCACAACAGTTCCCGACTAGCGCAAGCGCTATACACGACGCCCTGTCGGCAGATGCAGTTTTTCTTGAGCTACTGGGCGATTATAACTTCAAAGCCAATAGCGGGCCTCTCAAGGCGCTATCAGTGGTCTCTCCAGGGCAGGACCTGCCGTCACTGCGTACAGTCAGCGGCGTTGAGTGCATTATTCAGGACGTTGGTGTCACCACTGCTCAGAATTATCTTACGGACGCTCCTTATATGGTTACTTCGTTCAGCGTTTTCTGCATCGCCTGGGCGCCTGCTAATGGGGGCGACATGCAAGCCGCTACAGACCACATCATGAGGCGCTTCGTAGGAGCAGAGAGCGTTCAGACTGTAGCCACCCCTGAAGGGTTAGGTGCTTTGGTCCAGTCTCAGGTGATTATCAAGTCGAACATGCCTATTCGTCCTGATTGAGCCTAATAAACAGGGTTCCAAGCCCATTGGCAATATATAGGTAGGTGGGTAAGACCTGCCGAATTCTCTTCGTCCTAGTCCACCTAACTAGTATTTTTATGGCAAATTTCTCAGCAGCCTTCGGGTACGACTTCTATATCGTCCCTCTTGATTCAGCTTCAGTAGACGTAGCATTCACTGGCGTCACCGAGGCCGATGGCGTAGCTCCTGGCGGCTTCATGGACACCTCAACGCTTGCAGCTGGCGCTGTGACTTTCGCCGCTGGTGTCTTCACCGTTGGTGGCACTGTTTTCGCTATGGACGGCGCTGACGAGCCTGTTCGCCTTTCTGGCTTGACCCAAGCCTCCCTTGAGACCGACACTGGTTCTGAGGACGTCTACACCTACGACAACGAGACTAAAGGATTCAACCAGGCCGTTGCTACCACCAAGAGCTTCTCAATCTCCTTGGCTGGCGTGGCTGATTTCACCGACACTGGCTACCAGGTCCTGCGTCTGACGGAAGCCAATACCGTGGCCAACAGCCTTCGTATCAAGCTTCTTCGTGTTGGTCCTACTGGAACTACCGAGTCGATCTACGGCTACGGCACTTTGACTGGCTACACCGAGAGCAACGAAGTGACTTCGATTGTATCCTGGGAATGCACCATCACTGGCTATGGCGCTTATGAGCTTGAGCTTCAGCCTATCACTTAGCTGACTGGAGGTATCGGATCGGTCGGGCCCGCAACAGGGTCTGGCTTCCCTCCTAACGATCCAGCTCTCGCAGTTACCATTGATGGCAGCCTTAACGGTGTTGGCGCAACTGGTACAATCGAGACTGATGGGGCAGGAGAAGTCATTGGCAACGTCGTCGTTACTGGCGCTGGCTCTAACTACAAGGTTGGAGAAGCTGTCAGTCTTACTGATGGCAATGGCATTGCTACTTCTACTGTCCTTACGGTCGTCTAAAGCCCGTAACCCCGATGCTTACGGCAAATATCCTCAAGGGCCCTTGTCAGGGCCTTTTTTATTGGGAAGCCTAGTCCAGCTTTGGATCTGACGTGGCTGAGAATCTTACTTTTAACCTGGACGTCAACAGTAGCCAGGCAGTCGCCTCTATAAATACCTTCTTCGATGCTTTCGAGAAAGGAGCTGCTCAGGCCAAGTCAAAGCTTAACACGGCATTCAATCAGACAATTCAGACGGATATTAAGGTAGAGTTCAAGAACGGAGCACTTGTAGCGAAGGAAGTCCAGTCCCTAAAGCAGGAATCAAACAGACTGGCCCAAGCATACAAAGCTGTCAACGGAGAGTTAGGTAAGACACCTAATGAACTTAAAAGGCAACGTACAATCCTTAAGACTCTGCTAGGAGACACTCAAAAGTTCAAACAGGGTACTAGGACGGTATCTAACGAGTGGAAGACTCTGACCTCTAAGATCAAACAGACAGAGAGTGCTCTCAAGACGATGAGCACAAGCGGCGGTGGCGGCCTTGCTGGCTTGATGACAAAGTTCATCGGTATCCAGACTGCAGCCAACCTTGCTACGGCAGGATTGCTGAAGATGACAAGGCAGATCGGAGAACTAGTTCAGACGGCGTTCAGGATGGAGACTCTCAGTCTTCAGATGGAAGCTTTCGTAGGGAGTGCCGCTGGAGCTGAAGCCGCGTTCGACCAGTTCCTTGATATCGCTGCTAATAGTCCGCTTAATTTGGAGCAAGTGGCCAGCGCTGGCAAGATCATGATGGCCTTCGGCATGGAGACCGATCAAGCTGTCAAAGCGACGGAACAGTTGGCACTAGTCTCTGCGGCTACTGGAGGGGACATCAACCTCTTAGCCAGGAACATGGGTCAGATCGTAGCTCAAGGCCGAGCCTATACTCGTGACTTGACGCAATTTGCTATTCAGGGTATCCCGATCTGGGAGCAGCTTTCAGTAGCTACAGGCAAGAACGTCTCTGAGCTCAAAGATATGGCCAAGAATGGCCAGATTACAGGCAAGGAAGTTGGCGCTGCCCTGGACCTGATGACGGAAAAAGGAACAGCCTTTTTCGAGGTTGGAGAACGTATGAAAGAAACTTTTGCGGGTAGGTTTGCTGCTATCGAAGCCGCGACTCAGAACCTGGCGAAAGAATTCATCGATGCTTTCAACACGGTTGACAAGGCTATGCTTGGAGTAGTCTCTAACGGCATGAAGCTTTTCGCTAG